AAGGTAAAATATTTGATGGTAAAGTAGTAGATCTTGAATCTTATAGAAAGGCAATGGCACTAGAATGAAAGTAAAAAAAGAAGATTACGAAGATATATATGACTGTATTGTAACCGGTCAAGTACCAGTAGAAGTTATCAACGAATACTTTCAAGATAAAAGTTTTCATGAATATTATAAGGAGAGATCAAGATGACAGATAAAAAAGACGATAAGATAAAAGTAGAAGTATCTACATATAACTGGGGACCGTGTGTAGTAAAGGTAAAAATATTAGATGATTTTAAAAAGATATTGTTAGAGGAAGCAAAGAAGAATGAAGAAGATTATGCATCTAAACTAGCAGGACAAATTAGATCTGAGACGGGTTACAGTGAAGAATCAAGAAATAAAATCATACCACATTTATCACCCTATCTTGGAATATACGATGTAGCATATCAAAGATACCAGAATAGAGAATATGAGTTTGGTAAACCTGAGTATGCTTTGACTGCTTTGTGGTGTAATTACCAACGTCAACATGAGTTTAATCCACCGCACGATCACGATGGTAAGCTATCATTTGTAATATATTTATCGATACCTGATCCACTGAAGAAAGAGAACAAAGAATATAAAGGAAGATCATGTGGACCTGGAGGTATACAGTTTATGTATGGTGAAGGAATTAGGGATTGTATAACTTATATGTCATACTTTCCTGAAGAAGGAGATATGTTTATCTTTCCTGCGTGGTTGAAACACTGGGTTAGTCCTTTTAATACTGATTGCGTTAGAGTATCTGTAAGCGGCAATGTACACGACTCAGCGCCCTTGAACCAAATTAAAAAGGGTAATTTAAAAAAAGAAAATAGTGAGGATGAAGAATATTTAAAAGAATTGGAGAAGAAACTATGAGAAATAAAATATTTGAACGTAACCCTAGCACAGGTGTCATTCGTTGGCGGTACGAGGACGAGTCTCACGATGACTTTGGCTGGCCTCATTATGGTCGGATACTAAAGACTAAAAAAGAAAACTGGTCTAAGGGTTATAATAGATGGAAGAAAGGTTTAAAGAAATGACTGTAGAATATGGAATAGGTATGTTTGGATATAACATGGTCTGTTTGTTGATAGGACTTGCCATAGCGTATTACGTAATAAATAGGTTTTTATGAGTAAAACTAAACGTGAAAAATGGGACGGAAAATCAAGGGTTTCGAACGATTTGTATCGAAAAAACTTTGATGAAATATTTGGAAAAAAAGAACAGGATGAATTGAAAGAAAGCTATGAACAGTCAAAGCGTAATAGATCGGATAGAGCTAATGATGAGTGATAAGGATTTAGAAGAGTATAATAATATAGGTAAACCGATTAAGTGGAGTAGTAGGTATTCCTATGTCAGTGGTACACGGCACGATGACCACGGAACAAGGACCTATGATGTAAATGGTGCTAGACTTCCATCCGTTACTACGATATTAGGCGCTACCAAAAATCAACAATTCTTAAAAGATTGGAAGGCCAAAGTTGGAGAAGCAGAAGCAGACAGAATCAAAAATCTATCTAGTAAGCGGGGGACATCTATGCACAAATTCCTGGAACACTATATTACAGGAACTGGTTACGATGATCTTACAGAACTCGGACAGAAGGCGAAAACCATGGCCCAAAAAATTATCGATGTGGGCCTTACACCGGTTGAAGAAATATACGGCTCAGAAGTCACGTTGTATTATCCTGGGCTTTACGCTGGGTCTACTGACCTGGTTTGCAATCACAATGGTATGGATACTATTGTAGACTTCAAGCAAGCGAACAGACCAAAGAGAGAAGACTGGATTGACGATTACAAAATGCAGATAGCAGCATACGCCATGGCACACGACTACGTGCACAAATCAAACATAGAACAAGGTATAATTATGGTATGTACACCTGACCTATACTACCAAGAGTTTATTGTTTCTGGGGCTGATTTACGATCATGGAAGCACAAGTTTCTCAAACGATTAGATATGTATCACGAGTTAAAGTTTGACGAAAAAGAGGCAGTTGACATAAACTTGCCACAATTAGAAAAGGAGATGAAAAATGAAAGATAAAATGTTTACAGCTCTGATGAAAAGGTACGATGCAGAGATAGAAGATGCAATCTACCGGATAGATGCAATTAATGAACACAACTTAATCATACCAGAACATACAGATATCTTGGGTGAAGTTGACAAAATGTTACAAAAAATTTCAAGCGCTGAGGATAGATTGGCAGCATTGAGGCGACATTATGGCAAGAATAAGGCATAATGGTTTACATAAGGGATCTAAAAAGTTTAAAAAATTTTTACAAAAAAAGTAACGAGAAAAAAGTGTACTTTTGTACTTTTGGTCTAGAAGTGTTGATTTATATGACTTTAGGGTGGACAAATCATGGTACAAATCATGTTTAGGTGGACACATTATTTTGTCCACCTATGGGTATATACAGAAAGGCCTTCCGCGAAACGTTTTGTTTTTGACTCAGTAATTCAAAACTTTCTAGATCCCTTATACAAATGTGATAGAAGGTATTATGCCTAAGAAAAGAAGAAAAAGTATCGTCACGATTAATACTCCCGATTTACCTTATCCTAAAGTCAGAGTGGAGTGGGTGGACTGCACCAGTGACTCTGGCTGGGCTACCAACAAAGAGTTTGATAAGATGAGATTAGCGAAACCAGTCAACGAAGGTTGGTTGTATTCTAAAGATAAAAATTCAATTAAGTTATTTGCATCTTACGACAAGGACGAAGATGGCTACGTGTTTGGTGATCGTACTATGATTCCTCGGGCTTGGGTAAAGAAGATTCAGAAGATTTAGATGGCGTTACATCAATTAGCTGACCGTAGTCTTCTAAAATTTGTTTCATCTTTGCTTCTAATTCTTGTTCTGACATATCTTCTAGTTTCCCAGTTTTTATTATTTTTCTGTCTATGTATAGTCCTGCTGCCTTGCCTCGGTTTGCTTCAGCATTCACAGCAGAAGAGAAAGAACCTTTCTTCAACGCTGCCTCACGAAGTCTAGCAAGTTCTGCAACGTGACCTTCATAGGTCACTTCATGTTTTCGTAATCTTTCCTCTCTCAGTTCTCCCATGTATTTAACAACGAGTGGAGATAGTTTTGGGTTTGTTAGTTCGGACCCTTCCTGTCTTGCTCTCTTCGGACTGTAGCCTGCTTTGATAGCTGCCTCTGTTTTAGTCATAGGCCCGTTCTCATCACCGAATACATAACACTCAGCGAATTTCATTTGCATTTCTGTAAGTCTTTTTGGTAAACCCATGGTTGACAATTTAAGGTAACATTGATATAAAGTCAATATATGAAAGATGACAGAGGAGAGTTAGATATGTCTAGACAGATAGAAGAATTACAAAAGCGTGTGAAAGAATTAGAAGATATTAATGATGGTCACAGACAGCTTAACGGACAGCTACGTTTTGAGTTGAGTATGTGGAAACAAATTGGCTCTGAGTTAGAAGCAACTAAAAACTTGTTGCAAGGTTATAGGTCTGTGATAAATGATTTGTCCAACAAGTTAAGACAAAAAGATTTATGAGAGTACAAGACTTGCAATTATTTCTAAGTCAATTTACAAAAGGTTCTGACGCAATTAAGAATGCACAAATCTACGTAGAAAGAGATGGAAAGTTGTATCAGATTAGACGAATGGAAGTGCATGAGCACAATGTTCCAATCATCGGTCAGCCAGGTCAAACTGCGCACAGATTAGTTTTAAAAACACAAAAACCTTCAAGTCTTATCTTGCCAGATAAACTTCAGAAGGACTATTAATGAATGACGGTGTTACCCCCAAAAACATATGGGACCAGAGCGTAAATTATATCAAAAACTTAAAAAGAATTGCAACAAGATTAGTTGGATTAGACTTGAAAACCTTACTCTATCCGGTACTCCTGATCTATTGGGCTATAATAATTCTGGCACCTTTTTCACAGTAGAACTAAAAGTTACGAAGAGTAACAAGGTACGCTTCTCACCTCATCAAATCGCCTTCCATATTAAGCATCCGAAGAATAGTTTCATCTGCATTGAGCACCTCGGTCAAAGGTCCGTGAAACTTTTTCCAGGCTCCATGATCAAGGAGCTTGACGCTTGTGGCTTGGCGCTTGATCCTTTGTGCTTGACGCTTGATGCTTGTTGCTTGTTTCTCTCAAAGCTTGGCGCTTGATGCTTGGCGCTTGGGCCTTCTCTAACGCCTCCCGGATCTTCTTCATTTCTTTCCAGTATAGTGGGACCTCAACAGTCATAAATTTCCACCAGGTAATCTCTCAGACCAATGTTATCTGTGAAGCCATATTCAAAGTAATCACCCCACCAGTATCCCTGAACTATGTTTGATTTTAAATTGACCCATATGTTTGGACCACCTCCAGCTACCATAAGCCTTGCTCCCTTATAAGATTTATCTTGGTATGTAATCCACTCTATATCATAGACGTCTTCCATCCAGTCATGGGCATCTTCTTCACCCGCTGTTATTTGGTCCGCGATGTGTTTACACTGATCACGGAGCTGCTGTTCACAGTCCGTTAGTTTCTTTACTGCATTCATATCTTTCTCCTTTTGTTACTGACCAGCACTGGGAGAGAACATAACTAGGTTACTAGTATATCGATAGCCCCTCATCCCAGCCTAGGCTACGCTCGTTGCTGATCCCAGGTCCATTAGGGCGCCGGCACGCATTATCGGTAATAACCTAATAGACCAGGGATCAGTGTTTACTAATATCTGATCTTCCAATCTTTGCTCGCAGTTCTATAACCGTTCGCATCAAGATCATAGTAAACAAAATAAAAATCCCCTGCCTTGTTCATGTCTCTTCTTGTCTTATCATCTTCCTTACCACGTCTAGTAATTGTCTTCTTATCTTTGTTAGAATAGTAAGTTATGTAAAATGGTTTTCTGTATATCATAATATCCTTTCTGTAATTATTTTTAATATAACACTTGACATATCTCTTGTCAAGCATTATATAGGATATATTAATTTAATTTACTTATTTAGATAATTAAATTAATGGGACAACTTCTGGTTGTGCCGTACGTCACACCGAGTGTACTGCTCCGTCTTCGTGCGGTGAACAACTAGAACTGATCCCTGATCAGATGACTGGGCACGAAAGCGGGAGACGTCCCCACACAAACACCTAAAATCTGATCTGGGATCAGTGAGTGAATAACGTCAGCGGTATGTGCCAAATAAGCTTCGTACGGGCGCCGCTGCACTGGTCAAAATAAAGGTTGACAAGAATAGTATTATAGGATAGTATAGGACCATAACGAAAGGATCATATGAAAGATAATAAAGACTACACAAGACGAAACAGATTCAACGGCGAGACTGTTGAACTAACTCCAGAGGAAGCAAAGAAGCACGATGATATATTTTATTATGAAGCTCTTGCAACATTAGAGGACGAGAAAGCAGGCTTTGATGGTACGTCTAAATTATGGGACAAGGTGCGAGATAATCTTGACTGGTTTAGACAACATAACGCCAAAGCTTATATGGTATTACTAGATTAATCATATGAACAACCCCTGACCCTAACGGGTCAGGGGTCCCGAACCAAATCCAAAAATCAATTATAAGTTGTAGCCCATCCCCCCTTTTTTGTAAAAGGGGTCCCACTACTCTAGGTAGTATTGCAAGATTTACACATTCGTGTATACTGAAAAGATATTGGTACCATGGACTTGAATAAGGTAAATATAGAAAAATTACCTGCGGATGTCAGGAAGACCTTCAAAAAACTTCAAGTCATGCATGCAGAAAAAAAGATACAGAATAAAGCCAAAAATGACTT